CAAGGCCATCGACGATGGGGCGCTTAACGTCAACGACAAGAAGCTCGGGGAGTTCATGGAGTGGCTCCAGAAGGCCGGGCAAATTGCTCCGGCGTCGGGTCTGAGCGGTGCGACAATCATTTACAAGATAAAAAAAATGATCAAACCGTAAGAATTTTATAGGAGTGAAGATGAACCCAGAGGAGAAGTTAGCGTTGGCGGTGATGGATTTGAAAAATGGTTTAGGTAAGAAGCCTAGTACGAAGAGGATATTGGAGAGGGAGTCGCCGCGGAATTTTTTGGTTAATTTGGGGGATACGTTTTGGGGAGAGTTTTTGAGTGGGTATTTGAATATTGCGAAGATAGAGAAGTGGGCGAGGGAGCAGAAGGTATGAATTGCCCCCTCTGCGGCAATGAAAAATCCCAAGTGATCGACACCCGGAGATATGATACGGTCGTCCTCCGGGTGCGGCGGTGTTCTTCCTGCCTCATCGTCTTCCACACGTCAGAGGAGATCTGTCCTCCCTACGTAGTAAAAACCTCCGAAAACCAGCCCGATTCACCCCAAATCACTAAATAGCACAGTTAGGGATGGATTCCTTGCCATCGGAGTATCTCCCGGTGTACTGGGTTAGGTAATCCCATGTATTCTTCCAGGCCAGAGACCTGGAAGGCCGGAGGCTGCATGGAGGCCGGGAGGAAGGCCCTCCCCGGGGGCGCAGGTGGGTAAGAAGAAGAAAGACGAGATGACCCTGCTCCAGAAGAAGTTCGTAAAGTACTATCTGGAGACGGGAAACAAGACGGAGTCGGCCAAGAAAGCCGGCTATAAGCCCAAGAACCGGAACGACTTGTGCGTGATCGGGATCCACAACATAAAAGCCCTTTATCCGAAGATCGAGGATCTCATGGAACGAATGGGCCTCGACGACGTGCATCTTCTCTCGAAACTGCGCGACGGCCTCGAGGCGACAGAGATGAAAACCGTCATAACAGTTACGGAGGGGGAGAAGATCTCTGAACAACAGGAGTTTATCGACTATGGCGCCCGCCACCGGTACCTGGAGACGGCCTTGGAGATGAAGGGAAAATTCCGGAACAAAGCGAACATCCTGAACTTGGGTGGGGGAAAGGTAAGCGTTAATCTCGGCCTGGCCCCGGACCTGAAATCGAAACTGGATGAAATTTACAACCATTGAGCAAGCCCAGGACTTTTACACAGCCTTCTTAAAAAAAGCGGAGAAGCAGGGGGATACCCAGCTCCGTCTCGCCATGCGCGAGCTCGCCCAGCGCGATCTCTTTTTCCTGATCTATCGAATCTTGAACCGCAGGGACATTTGCCATCCCTGGCTTTTTGCGCGTTGCAAGGAAGTCCAGGAGAATCCCAACGGGTACCTGGACCTTTGGGCCCGGGAACACTATAAGACGACCATCATCACCTTCGGGTTGACGATCCAGGACATCCTGAACGATCCGGACATTACCTTTGGGATTTTTGCCTTCAGCCGGCCCGCGGCCAAAGGGTTTTTAAGGCAAATCAAATGGGAGATGGAGGCGAACCAGGTTCTGAAAGACCTGTTCCCGGAGATTTTCTTTCAGGATCCTCATAAGCAGTCCCCCAAATGGTCGGAGGATGATGGCCTGGTGGTGAAGAGGCAGACCAACCCCAAAGAGAGCACTATCGAGGCCTGGGGCCTGATCGACGCCATGCCCACCGCGAAGCACTTCAAAATCCGACTGTACGACGACATCATCACTGAGCGCCAGGTGACCAACCCGGAGATGATCCGCAAGGTGACCCAGGCGTGGGAGCTGTCCCTCAACCTGGGCAGCCAGCAGATCTGTAAGCGGTACAAGCAAGGGAACATCGAGAGGTACGCCGGCACGCGGTACCATTTCAACGATCCTTACCGGGAGATCATTGCGCGGGGCGTGGCCAAGCCGAGGATCTATCCCGGGACGGACACCGGGAAGGTGGACGGGAAATCCATCTTCTGGCCCCAGGAAATCCTGGAGAAGAAGCGCCGGGACATGGGGCCGTACGTATTCGGCTGCCAGATTCTGCAGGATCCCAAGGCGGACCAGGCGCAGGGGTTCAAGGCCGAATGGATAAAGAACTGGCGGCCGGAGAAGTGGGAGGGAATGAACCGGTATCTGCTTTGCGATCCCGCCGGCGAGAAGAAGAAGGAGAACGATTACACGGTCATCCTGGTGATCGGCCTGGGCGAGGACCAGAACTATTACCTGATCGACGGGTTCCGGGACCGGTTGAACCTGACCGAGCGGACGAACAAGCTTTTTGAGTTTCACCGCACTTACCGGCCCGTGGCCACCGGGTATGAGAAATACGGGAAGGACTCGGACATCGAGCATATCCAGTACATCCAGGGGAAGGAAAACTATCGATTTCATGTGACGGAATTGGGTGGGCCGATGCCCAAGAACGACCGGATCAGGAAGTTGATACCGATATTCGAGCAGGGGCGGTTTTATATCCCGGATCATCTGCACTTCGTGGATTACCAGAAGGCGCAGCGGGACCTCATTTCGGAATTTGTGGAGGAGGAGTTTCTAGCCTTTCCCGTGGGGATGCACGACGACATCCTGGACTGCATGGCGCGGATTGTCCACGAAGAGTTGCATGCGGCATTTCCGGGCAGAAAGGCTTTGAAGCTGGACGTGGGGATGGGACTGCGCGGCGGGAAGAGTGGGCAGGCCGGCGGGTGGATGCTGTAATAGGCGCACGGCAGGGCGAGGGGCAAAGGAATGGCGGAGAAAAAAGAAGATATTCTGATCGAGATCCGCAAGCGGTTTCGGGATGCGTACGACGCCGAATCGCGGAATTATGACGACGCCCTGGACGACCTTCGCTTTATCCAGGGGGGGAACCAGTGGCCGGAGGGCATTCGTGCGGAGCGGGAGGCGGACGGACGGCCTTGCCTGGAGATAGACAAGGTATCCAATCATCTTGACCAGTTGAACGGCGACATCCGGATGAACGAGCCGTCAATCAAAATCAAGCCGGTGGATTCCAAGTCTGACCCGGAAACCGCGGAGATCATCGGGGGACTGATCCGGAACATCGAAGTGCAGAGCGAGGGGGAGATAGCCTACGATACGGCGGCGGAGAGCGCGAATGCCTGCGGCGTGGGAGCCTGGCGGATAGATACGGAGTACGCCGAGGACGATGTTTTTGAGCAGGATATCCGGATCAACCGGATAAAGAATCCTCTTTCCATTTTCTGGGATCCGGCGGCGCAGCGGTGGGATAAGTCCGACGCGCGGTATTGTTTTGTGACCACCATGATGCCGAAGGACCTGTTTGAGGAGGAATACCCCGGGAAGGCGTCGACGCCGGCGGAGGGCGGCCGGGACATGGCGCAGTATTGGGGGATGGATAAGACCGTCCGGGTGGTCGAATACTGGAAAAAGGTCGCGACGAGCAGGATAATTTATTTGGTTCAGCCGACGGACCGGGCAACCGGGCAGAAGGGGGAGATCCTCATCACCCGTGAAAAGCCGGATCCGGAAAAGCTGGCCGCGGACCCGATGAACGCCTGGGAGGTTTTAAAAGAGCGCAAAGTGGAGACCCATAAGCTGGTCTGGTACAAGGCCAGCGCGGGAGACATCCTGGAGGGGCCTTCGGAACGGCCCGGGCGGATGATCCCCATCGTGATGGTTTACGGGAAAGAGCTGAACGTCGAGGGGAATTCCTTTTATCGTGGAATAATTCGCAAGGCCAAGGACCCGCAGAGGCTGTACAACTATGCGCGGTCAACCCGTGCGGAGTTGGTCAGTCTGGCCCCGAAGGCGCCTTTCCTGGTCACAGCCAACATGGTCCAGAACTATCAGCAAATTTGGAAGAACGCCCACAAGAAGTCATATCCGTACCTTCCTTTTGAGGCGGATCCGGAAGCACCCACTCTGATGCCCAGGAGGGCGGAGCCGATCTCCCTGAACACCGGGATCGAGGCGGAGGTGGCGGCGTCAGACCAGGAGATTAGGGACACGACCGGGCTGCAGAAAGCCAACTTGGGCCAGCAGGGGAACGAGAAAAGCGGGCGGGCGATCCTGGCCCGGCAGCGCGAGGGGGATATAGGCAATTTCGCCTTCGCCGATAACCTGGCGCGGGCGTTACGATATTCCGGGCGGGTGATTCTGGACCTGATTCCGAGTATCTATGACACGGCGCGGATCATCAGGGTCCTCGGCCGGGACAATACCGAAGAATTCGTGCCCGTCAACCAGGCTTTCGAGAAACAGGGCGAGGATGGTAAGGCGATAAAAAAGGTTTTCGATCTGACCGTGGGGAAATATGACGTGGTGGTCTCGATTGGGCCCAGTTACACGACCGAACGGGAGGAATCTTCCGATTCCATGATGCAATTTATCCAGGCGGTTCCGGCAGCCGGTCCGCTGCTGGGTGATTTGATTGCCAAGAACCAGAACTGGGCCGGCGCTGACGAGATAGAGAAACGCCTGAAACTTCTGCTGCCACCTGCTCTCCAACAACAGGGCGGAGCACCCGGGGCTGTGCCGGCAGCTCCCGCTCCGCCTCCCGCCCCCAATCCCGCGGAAATGATCGGGATGCGCGGGCAGGCGGCCAAGGTGCAGGGGCAGGAACTGGATAATGAGAGGCGGTTCCATGAGCTTCAGAGGATGAAGGCGGAGGGGGGCGGCGGTGCGCCTGCGGGTTAAAACGGCAAAAAAGGACATTAAAACGATTTATCCGGAGATCCTCATCATCGGCGACGGGAGTTGCCTGGAGGAGGATCTGCGGATCTATCTGAGCTGGCAGCCGAAGCATGAGGTCATGGCGGTGGGGCGGGCTTACCAGAAATATGCCGGGGAGGTCCGACACTGGGCGAACGTGGACGCGAACGAGGCGAAGTGGTGGGCGGAACATCTACCCTGGATCAATGGGCAGGCCAGCCCGATCCGGCACACCCTTGGGGAATATGACTGGTTTGACGTGGCCTGGGACGTGGTGGACGGGAAACTCTGGGATCCGGCGGAGGTTCTCTGGCATGGATCGAGCTCTCTCTTTGCGGTCTATGCCTGCCTGGCCATGGGTTATGAAAGCATTGTCCTGGCGGGCTGCCCGATGGATGCTCTGGGCCATTGGTATGACCGGACGGCCGGGCCCAGGTGGACGGGGGAGAGCTATCAGGCATGGCTGCAGTTTGCGGCTACTCCCGAGGCCCGGAAGGTCACTTCGATAAGCGGCTACACGCGGCAGATTCTGCGCGGGGGGGCGCTGGCCTGATGCCCGAGATTCCTTTCATCGGCGGGTCCTACAAGGGCAGGTCGACCAACCTGAACGCCCAGGTATCGCAGAACCTTTATCCGGTGATGAGCAAGGACGGGAAGGCGGTCAAGGCCTTGTATGCCGTTCCGGGGATGATCGACTGGACGTTCAAGGTTGGATCTGAACCTTTTGGTCCGGGGAAGGATTTGTTTTCAGGGGCGGTCTCTTCCATCTACTCGGCCTACGACCTTAATATTTTGAGAGTGGACACCGTGGACAGCTTCCCTTGGAATTTTAACGGGAACGTGTCTATTAATGGGACCGGTTTCAATAGCATTCCAAACGACATCACCAAAATATTATTTGGATCAGAAACTCAGTGGACATCTCTGGTTTCAAAAACGAATACGAAAATTGTGGTTCATGCTGATGTGGTTCATCCTCATTCAAGTGAGCTAAGGCTAATCGATAACCTATCGATCGCCCATGATTTCCCCGCTGTTGGGTGGGGGAATCCTGGTCTTTACACGGTTGAGGGTTGGGTTTTTGAGTCTCTAACGCCCAACAGATGGTCGAAGAACATGGGCGTTGATGGGTCTACCTCTATTGTCATAACTGGGAGAAACTTCAGCACGTTTTTAAATAATTCTCAATCTGCTTTGTATTTAGTGGATTCGGAATTAATTACTTTTCATTATCATCCTGCATCTTTGACCATCACTCCGACGACCATATCTGTTCCTTTCCCGGCCGGAGTTAGGACGCATTATAATCTATCGGAGGGGGACGTAATTTATGCGGTTTATTTTTATTACCAGCACCCAACCAAATCATCCATTAATTGGTATTCCAATACGCTGAATGTCCCTGCGGCGGATTCCACCATTACTCTGGTTACCCCTTCAACGGGTATTCAAGGAAACACGGTCACTTTAACGGGCACCGACTTTCCTCCGGATCCTACGTGGATCGTTAATTTTGGATCTAGCGTGGCGACGGAAAATACGCGGATAAGCAGCACTCAATGGACCTGCAAGGTACCGGTTCCGCCGGTTAGTGCTCCCTGTGACGTGAATGTGTCATTCGGCACCGCTCATTCGACTTTGGTGAACGGATTCCACTATTCGGCATGAACTATGAATAAAATCGTATCTCACAACACCATCTGGCCCACGAAAGTCGTGGTCGAAGATTATTTTTCTATGGAGACCATCGAAGACTGGCGCAGCCTAAAGCCTCCCGGGGATAGAGATGTCCTCCTCATCCTGGGAGACGGGGCCAACGTCCTGGCCGACGTGGAGGCCTGGTACGGAATGGCGGCCGGGATCCCCTATGACACCATGTGCGTTAATTACTCGGCCCTGATCTGCCCTCATCCCTTCGAGCACTACGCCGCGGGAGATGCCCACCAGCCGGATATGCAGAGGGTGGCGGCGCGTCTTCCAAAGGGGGTTTTAAAGCACGCATGGAACCCGGGTTCCAAGGGGTTCGACGTGCGCTGGGTGCGCAATGGCCGTGGGGGCTGGAACGGGACCTCGGCCAACCTGGCGTTCAAAATCGGCCTGGCCCTGGATTATTCCCGGATCGTCCTGGCGGGATGCCCGATGGACCATTCCGGCAACTGGTACAAGCCGCTGATCCCGGAGAATGACATCAAGGCGAGTAAGGATCACCGGCCCCATCTGTGGAAGTGGATGGAGATCGCTTGCAGACCCGTGGGGCGGTTCGTCCGGTCCATGAGCGGAAATACGGCCGACCTGCTGGGCCGGCCTTCCAGGGAGTGGCTTTTGCACCTCCCTGAGACTACCCCTGAAAGGGAGAACTGATGGGAAACGGAAATGATGTGGTGGCGAGCGCGGTAGAGGCCTCGATTGTCGCGGCGGCCCCGGTGGCCACGGGAGCGGCGGGCGGATCGGTGGACCTTCCTCCGGACCCTTCTTCTTTGCAGACGGAGATCGACCGGCTGCAAAAGGTGAAAGAGAAGGCGGACCTGGAGGCGAAGGACGCCGAGGACAAGGCGATTTACTGGCGCAAGGAAAAGGCCGGGGCGCGGGCCGATTATTTCAAGGAACGAGGAGGAGCGTCGGGCTCGCCCAGCGGGCAGCCTGCCGCGGCCGTTCCCGCGGATGTCGGTCCCGATCCTAAAAAGGAGGACTTCGACGACTATGACAAATTCATAGACGCGAAGCTCTCCCACATCAAGAAGCAGGCGAAGGCCGAGTGGGATCAGGATCAGCTCCGCAAGGCGAGAGACGTGAACCGCCAGCAGCGGGAGGCGAACCTGCAGACCAAGATCGACGAAGGGTTTAAAAAATACCCGGATTTCGAGGCGGTGGCCTTGGATCCCCGGGTGCCTATTACCCCGATGGTAAAAGACATCCTGGCCGAGTGCGATGCTCCGGCCGACGTGGCTTATTACCTGGGGAAGAATCAAGGGGAAGCCCTTAGAATTGCTCAACTGAATCCGGTCGCGGCGACGAGAGCGATTGCCAGGATCGAGGCGGAGATGGTTAAAGCCGGGGGCGGTGCGCCCCTGAGTCCCCCGAGAATTCCATCCGCGCCCGAACCGATCCGGCCTCTGCACGCATCTGCTGCCGTGTCTAAAGACCCGGAGAAGATGAGCCAGCAGGAGTATGAGGTCTGGCGGGCATCCCAGGGGGCGCGGAGATTCTGATGGTCCCGAACGTAAGGGACTGAAAGGAGTTTCCAATGGGTTCGACCCAGTCGTTACTCAGCCCGACCATAATTTTGAAGGAAGGGTTGATGCTGTTCAAGAACAACCTGGTCATGGGCCAGAACGTGTACCGGGACTATGAGCCCGAATTCGCAGGCGATCCCAAAAAGGGCGGGAGCGCCACCATCCGCAAGCCGGTAAAATTCACCGTCACCAAGGCCCGGACCCGGTCCGGATCCAACATCACCGAGCAGTCCATCACCCTTACCGTGGCCACCCAGGCGCACGTCAGCTGGTCTTTCAACAGCAAAGATTTGACCCTCAGCATCGAGGAATACTCCAAACGGTACATCCGGCCGGCCATGGCGGTCCTGGCCAACACGGTGGACGCGGACCTCTGCGCTCTCTACAAAGACGTTTACAACGTCGTTTGGGAGAGCACCGGGTTCGTCACCCCCCATACCTTCATGGTTCTGGGCAAAGCCATGCAGCGTTTGGACGAGGAATCTGCCCCTCCGGAAGATCGGGTTGCTGTGATCAACCCGGCGGCCAACTGGTCCATAGCCAACGCCCTGGCGGGCTTGTACGCCCCGGAGCCGGCGACGAGTGCGGTCCGGAAAGGAAAGCTGGGCCAGGTGGCCGGCCTGGACATCTTCATGGACCAGAACATCAAAACCCACACCCCGGGCGTGCAGCACGACACCGGGTCTACCAACTCCGACGCGGTTCATGTCGGGCTGACGGGCGGGACGGGAGTCCCCACCGGGATCGATATCTCGGCTACCGCCAACAAGAGCATGATCATGATCGACTTCCGCTCTACCCTGGCCGGTTACGTGCTGAAGACCGGGGATTTTTTCTCGGTAGCGGGAGTTTATGCGGTCAACCCGATGTCGGGGGAATCGACCGGAACACTCAAGCAGTTCGTGGTGACCGTCGACGTGACCACTTTGGCTGCTACCGAGACGACCAGTGGTGGGCAGCAGAACGTGTCCTTCCTCCCCGCCATGATCAATACCGGGGCCTACAAGACCGTGGACACGGTTCCGGCCACGGGGGCGGTAGTGTACTTTTACTGGACCCCGGGCAAGATTGCCCCGCAGAACATGGTGTTTCAAAAAAACGCCTTCGCGCTGGTCATGGTCCCCTTGGAAATGCCCACGGGCGGAGTCTGGGGAACGTCCATGAGCGATGAAGGGTTTGCGATGCGGATCGTAAAGCAGTACGACATCGAGTACGACGATGAAATCTGTCGGATCGACATCCTTTACGGGATGAAGACCGTGTACCCCGAACTCGCGGTGCGAGTCATGGGCGCCCAGCAGTAAAAGACGGCTGAGGGCTCAAGGCCTGGTGGCTGAGAGCCCTCAGCTCTTTTCCGGAGGGGTCATGGCCAAATTGAGTATGAAACAGAGGAAAAAGCTGCCAAAGAAGGATTTTGCCATCCCGGAGGCTGCTCCGGAGTCGGGGAGCTACCCGGTCCCCGATGCGAGCCACGCCCGGAATGCCCTGGCGCGGGTGTCCCAGGTCGGGACGCCGGAGGAGAAGGGCAAGGTTCGGAAAAAGGTGGCGTCGAAGTTCCGCGGGGTGCTGCAGTTCAGCCGAAAGAACAAGGCGGGATCTTACACCACGGTTACCAGAAAGAAGGCCTGATTGATCGAGAAGACCGAGCGGAAGCCTGACGCCGAGGGGATTTTCATGGACTTTTGGGGGAACCAGAAGAAGGAAAAATACCCGTCCTGGCGATACCACAAATTCAAAGACCCGATCGTAGTCAACGACGCCGAGGAGGATAAGCAGGCGGCCGAGAACGGGTTTGAAGATCCGATGATGCCGGCCTGCGCCAATCGGTCCCTGATCAACTGGTTCTGGGACCTGGAGGATATGAGCCCCTGGCAGCTGGTTATTTTTTGTAAGGATGAGTACGGGGTGGATCTTCCGATCGAGGCCGGGCAGGAAAAGCTTTTCAAGACGGTGATGGAGCTGGGCCGGTGGGCCCCGCGGAACCAGGGGCGGATCGTTCTGATGGCCCACACTATGGAGATGAATTACGACCAGACCCTGGAGACGATCCGCAAGATGGCCGGATCGGGGATGAGCGAGATCGAAACGAAGGTGGTGACGATTTGAGCGAAGGACCGGTGATCGGGTACAGCGAGGACGGGCTGGTCATTTTTACCGAGGAGACGATCTTCCAGGGAAAGCCGGCCCAGATCGTGTTGCAGTGGACGGTGGATAGGGCGCGTGATGTGGCCCGAGCTATTCTGGGGGCGGCGGGGGAAGCGGAGAAAAAGAGATATGAGCGAAACGGCGCAGACACTCATTAAAGGGGCTATGCGGACGATCGGGGCGATCGCCTCAGGGGAAACGCCCACGACGGCGGAGTTAGCGGACGGCCTGGAGGCGATGAAAATGATGTTTCGCCACTGGAGCGCCAAGAATATCCGGATCCCCTATATGACCTCGGAGAACTTCCCGATGACCGGGGCGCAGTCCTATACGATCGGATCGGGGGGGACTTTCAACACGGTCCGGCCGGCGGCGATCCGCGGGGGGTACGTCAGGGATTCAAACGGATTCGATTCAGCGCTGACGATCATCGACGAGGACAGGTACCGGGGAATCTCCCTGAAAGGTCTCGTGTCCCAGGGGGCGTGCCTGTGGTATAGCCCGGCTTACCCGCTGGGTAAAATCTACCTCTGGCCGGTGGGGGGAAGCACGCTCTACATCGACACTTTAAAGCCGTTGAGCGATCCCACGGCGATCACGGATACAATCGCCTTTCCTCCGGAATACGACGAGGCGATCAAATTTCAGCTGGCGCTCCGCCTGGCGCCCGAATATGGAAAGGAACCGTCTCCCCTGGTGATAGCCATGGCGAGGTCGGGATTGCATGACCTGGAGACCAGGAACTTTGCATCCCAATTCGTGGCGGTCAAGCCGGAGGTCATCAAGGTGGCCGGGGGGCGGTATAACATCGACGAGGGTTAAATGGCTGAAATCCTGATCAAACTTGCCGACTATATTCACCCCGATCCGGTGAAGGATCGTCGTGGAGTCCACAAGCGGGGGGACATCGTTGCAAAACGTCCTGATGGTTGGAGTGCCAGCCCTCATTGGGCACAGTCTCAAATGTGCTATGCAAAGTCGGGGAAATTCATTCTTGTTAAATGCCCGGAGATCACCGAGGAGGAGATTCAAACGTGGACCGATTCTTGGAAGGACGACTTCGGATACACCATCGTTTCACAGAACGCGGCCCAGGGTCTTTATGTGATCAGAGTGTTTGAGCAGAACACCGGGGCAGCGGGGCAGAACAATCTCACCCAGGCGAAGGTGGAAGCCTTCCTGACTAAGTGGGGGTGTACCGAGTTGACCTTTACTACCAATTCCTGCCAATTCACGTTCTCCCTTTGGAACGCCGTTCGCTCAGTATCCTTCTGGGAATACCCACTCGTGGGATTGGAGTTTGCCTTCACATTGATTTCCTACAACTCCACGACCGGAGTTGGAAGGATACTCGTAGCCTTCCCCGTGACCTTCAAGGTGGAGGATGTGATTCGTAGGATTGGGATCAAGGGAGGGACGTTGATTGACGCCACCGCCACGACTGTCATTTTTGAGATAGAGCGTTCCGACCTCCTAACCCGATTCAGAGCGGACATCAAGGAAGCCGCCGAACAAACCTACATGCGCCATCGATACCAGGTAAGTGCCGCCGATGTGGATGCAATCGTTGCGGCTGGCGGGATTCTTACTCTGACCAAAGTTCAAGTTCTGGCGAAACTGAAGGACAAGATGGCTTAAATGGCAACCACAGTAACACACATTGTAGACCCCGATGGCGGCGCAGGCCACGACTACGATTCCCTTTCCCTTTGGGAAGCCGGTGAGCAGGGCGACCTAACTGGAGCGCGGGACGAGATCGCTGTTGCCAAGTGCCAATGCACGGGTGGGACGGCGGATACCACGGCCGTCACGATTAACGGGTGGATACTTTCTTCAACCCAATACATTAAAGTCTGGACAGACCCATCAGAATCCTATCGGCATAACGGAACATACCAAACAGGGAATAAATATAGGTTAGAACCTTCGTCTGGAAGGTTTATTATTTCCGATAGTTTTGTCCGAATTGATGGTTTGGCAATAAAACCGACTGATAATCATGGATTTTCCTATGAGAGTTTAAGTGAGGCTGGAGACGAGAGGATCAGCAACTGTATAATAACTCTTGTTTCAGGCACGGGAAACATGGGAATTTTTTGTCAGGATACCACTACGGGACTTATCCATAGATTTTGGAACAATATTATTTATGGTTTTTCTGGCTCTGGGGAAGTGGGGATTAAGACCAGTTGGCTGACGACGAGTTCACATGGGACAGCTCTGGTTTATAATAACACAGTCTATAATTGCGCGACTGGGATTTTGTTTGCTGGGCAAACAACTTTAATAAATAATTTAGTCAACGGTACGGGGACTAATTATTCTGGAACGGCAGGAACGGCAACCACAAATCTTTCTGAAGATACTACAAGTCCGAATTCCGCATTGCGAAGTTTGGCGGTTCACTTTGTAGGAGAAGGAAGTACCCCTCCCAACTTAGATTTAGATTCGACTGACAACCACGCAAAAGATGCAG